TAATGATGAAATCATAACGTTTGCTATATTTGTTGCAAAGAGTAATTGTATATCTAATAATGCACCTTCTTCGATTCTTGCCTTATCTGTTTTTACTGCCAAATCTGCTCTTGCAGTTGCTATTTCATTAGTTAATAATGCTGCTTTCCTACTATTACCTAATCCTTTTTGTTGAATTTCAGCTAATCTTAACTCTTTATTTGCCAATAAATCTTGACCTCTTGCTACTGCTATATGTGATTGTGCAAGTCTATTTGTTGCTCTATCTAAGTTTGATACAGAAGTGAAAGTTTGAACGGCTGCTGTTGACAAGTTAAGCATACCTTGAGTTGCTGTTTGAAAGTTTACTGCTGATGCAGCAGCACTCGTTCCTGACCTTTTGATTGCTGCTGCTGTTTGATCTGATTGAACCCCAACTTTCTGCATGGTTGCTCCAAATCGTTGAGCATCTACTTCTAATGCTTTAATGAGTCGTTGCATTTCTTTAGCATCTAATCTAAATCTAAAAGTTACAGTATCTCTTCCTACCATAATTCAATATTCCTAAAAATGATATAGAGAAGTAATTATCCTACTTTTGTAGTTTTAGTTTTCATTTGACCTCCTCTACGTCTTCTAAGGGATAATCTACGCTTTAATTGTCTTCTACCTGTTCCTGCTCTAACTAGAGTTGATCTACCTGCAAATGATATACCACCTTTCGTTCCTGCTGAAGTTCTTCCTACTTGTTGGAATTTTCTACCTTTACCACCTATACCAGGAGGTGTGCCTCTTTGTGCTGAGGTAAGTTTAGCAAACCATCTATGATTCTTCGCTAATGCCTCTTGTAATAAATCTAATACTGTCATATCAATTATATCAGATACTTGTTGAACAAAATTTCTCGGCATTTTATGTGTTCTTGCACCAAATATAATCCATGATAATAAATCTTGTTGATCATTAGCAATAACTATCTCTTTTCCAGATTTCTGTAATTGCCAGGAATCCCTAAGATTTCCTGTATCTACTGGAGTGTTCATTCTTAACATATTAAGTGCAGATTCTCCTATTGCATTTAAAAATCGTGATTCTATATTAGGAATACGTAAGTTTACTTTACGAAGATCACTTAATAGTTTATCCATTCCTTCAACGCCTACCATTATCTAATTCTTCCTCTTGTTGAATAATAGAAAGTATATTTTGTATCTCTAGTAGTTTATCCATACCTAACTGTTCTTTAAGTTCAAAGACTTCTTTCCAAGTTCCAAATCCGTTACGGACTAGAGATATTAATGGTACTAATTCTCTGAGTTCTGGGTAGTCTGCGTAAGCTTGGGATCTTTCTTTAGGATCTCTGGATCGTAAAAAACGGATAGCTTGGCTTTTCCTATCGTTCCAAGTGTCGCTAAAAAATTGTACACCTCAGACATTAACTCTCTAAAATCTGGTTCTGATATTCCAGTATCTAATATATCATCCATTGATTTACCTAATCCAACTTGACAGGTTTTTTCCCACCATTCATCATCTACTGCCAATGCCTCTGATTGTGTAATATCCCCTTTCTCTTCTCTCTCTGCTGCCCATTTAACTTTATCCCTAAACCATTTCATATCCTTCATAGGAGTATTTTCTATAACAGGTACTTCTAAATCCTTAATAACCCAAACCTTTTTATCTACATTTAAAAATGGCATACAATCAATTTAAAATCTTAGTATTTAAACTTATACGTTTGTTACTGATTCTGCTCTACAGGTAACTGATTCAATAAGTGCATCTGCTGATCCTGCTGCGTGAGTAAATGAGTAATCTGTGATAATAGAGTTAGTATATGTTAATGTTATAGGTCCTACTGAATTGAATTTATAACTTGCTGCTCGTGCTGTCTTACCTTCATAGTCTGTGTATAATGTAGTTTCATTGCTTGCTGTTCCTGAAAACACATCTGAGGTAAATGTTATTCCTCTATCAGTTGCTTTTGTATATGTAATATCATTCTCACCATTAACTGCCATTACTGCCATGTTTCTAGTTACTGTTGTAGAAAATGATCTTTCTCCATATCCTACACTATTCCAAGTGAATGGACTTCCTCCACCATCAGAGTGAACGATTGGTGATGATGTTGTTTCGGTACTTGTATAAACTGGAGTTCCACCATCTCCTGTAGATGTTGCTGGAACTGTAATGTCTTTTGCGATAAAAGTAATACTTTGATCCCACATACCTCTTGATACTGATAGGGATCCTGAAGTTGGTCTACAACCTCTCATATGTTGGAAATACTCTGTACCGTTTAAGTTAAATGAATATGTGAATGATAGTGATGAATCTGGACTGTTTGTTCCTCCTCCACTTGCGTTCCAAAGGTATCTCCACAAGTCTAAATTAATTGGATTATTTCTAATTGTAAATGCGTATAATGATTGTGTTTTTACTGCATCAATGACGTCTTCTGATCCTAATACTGAGACATCCATATGTTGAACATCTGGTTGAATATTAATTTCTGTGTTATTACCTGCTAGTATAAATGTTGAACTTGTAGGTGTTACTCCATATAATGCTGGTGAACTAACTGAATCTCCTTCTGTTACATATTGAAGTTCTTTTACTATATCTCGTTTAGTTGTTACATTATGTGCTGAAACTGCCATAGATTAAGTTTAATAAAATTTGATATAAAGAAGTAAATTAGGTCTTGATCTTAAAGTATATCATTTTTAATTCTGACTGTGAAGTAGGTGTAACATCAACGTCTTCTTCTGGTTCTAATCGTTCAAATTCTGGTTCTGCATCCTCAAAGAAGGCTACCTCACTTGCTGCTCCATCACTCTTGTTTAATCGAGTTCCTCCATTTGGTCTGTTCTCCCATAGGATACGATGTACCTCATCTTCTAACTCTAATAGTATTGCTAATGATTCTCCTTGTATTTCAATAAAACAAGTACAAACCCAAGCGTGTTTATCATCTCCATTAACATCAAAATCATCCTCTTGATATCTTGTTCGTGAGGAATAATTAACCCTAACCTCATTCATATATGAACCGTCAGTTCTTGCTAACTGATCAGGTTCGTCTGTATCTGAGGTGAATGTAGGTGTTATGGTTCCAGTAATGTTACTTGCTGTCCAATTATCTGATATTAAATCAGCTATTGTTTTATCAAGATTTTCTCTACTACCTGATAGGTTTGTAAATGTTATGGTCAAGTGTAAAACACGTTACCCCATCTGGTATGATCTTGTGGAGATTGATCCATGTATGATTGTAGTAATACCTTAGTCATGTCTAATATTTGTGGAGTTGTGAGTTCGGTTCGTCTACCTAGATTTCTCAATATCTCAGAACCTATTATATTTGATATATCTCCTATGAATGTTGGTACAGTTGTAAAGTCCTCAGAACGATTTAATACTAAATTAACCAAAGTTGTTACAGTATTCTGTATGGTTGTTACTACTGCTGGAGTTGAGGTTTTAGTTCCTCCCCATGCCATTTTCTCAATCTCTGATGTACTTCCATACTTGGTCATAATAATGTTTATATAGAGTGAAGTATATAGAAGTAAAATGCAACAAATTTTTCGACAACCATTAGGAATGGAATGGTTAAGATACGCAAATAAATACCTAGAGAATTTAAACGTTACAAGTGTTTCAGAGTATGGTACAATTACCGTAATCAGAAATGTAGATGATAGTCTGTTTTCTAGTGAATTTGATTATATAGTGTCCAATATGGGCCTATAAAATTTTATTTTTTGAGTCCGTTACGGATTAATCATGGAAATTACACTTACAAGTCATATGTTTTAACTCATGTGCTAATACTGTTTCCCCTGTATGACTTATCCTAAAGTGTGAAGATCCTACTATGAACGTTTTAGATTCACCAGATTCTCCAGGTTGAGGTATAAAGGCACACCCTACTATTATCCACGATAATCCTACAGGAGCATCATCTTTATAACAGAACTCGTTTACAGCTTCAGTTGTAGGAAGATATATCATTAACCATGTTACACTACAGTCATAATAAGGTTCTTCTACTAACAATTTACACATTGTCATTGCATATGTATCCTCAGGCCAGTCCAAACTAGGATCTAATAGTATATCATTATATACAAATGCATCTGCTGATGCTAAGAAGATAATTAACATTGATGTTAATACTATAAACACTAACAGATATTTATCTTGTTGATCCATAAATAAATAAAAAGGAATAGGTATAAAAAAGACCTATTATTATTTGTCGTTTTTATGCTTTACTACGTCTGCACCAACTACTAATGCTATTGGAGCAAGTAAAGCGATTGCTGTATTTAGATCAAGTGGGATTTGGCCCATTGCTGTCCACAGAGCGATAAGTCCTGTATATGCTCCTAATCCAAAGTACCTTAGATTTCCTGCCATGTACTACTCCATATGGAACTTGTATATAAAACTTTATCTAAAAGAATACCGTTGCTATAGCAACAACTACGCCTACAGTACCTATTACTGCCATTAATTGATTAAATTTCTCCTTTGTAACCTGATGGATTGTTTCTAGTTGTGTAACTCTAATACACATTTCGTTAAGTCTCTCTTCCATCTTATCTAGTTTCTCGAAGATCCGTATAATGAAATCATCGTTATCCATAAAATTATGTATGGAATTAGGTTTAGTAGAAGTAAAAAAAAGATTAGTGTCTAATCTGCTTTAGATGAGACAATAACATAAGTGTTTGGATCGAGGATGTCTACACCAATTCTATGAGTCCACACAATATCCCAGTATTGACCTGCGATTTGTTTTTGGAACTCAATTTCCATCTTTCTTTGTGAACATAAACCCCATGCTTTGCCTTTTACGACAACGAGATTTCTAGAAGAATTGCTCACGTCAGATTTGATTTCATTGGATACAACAATATCTACACCATACAATCTTTCGAGTTGTCCTAGTCTTGTAATGCCTGCATTACCAATCATGGTATATTCAGATAGACTTGTTGATGTCATTAGACTTTCAAATGCTCTTGGTGTGATGAAAGCTACAAGTTTACCTGGTGAGGTATCTTGTCCTAATTCTTCAAGGTATCTTTTTGCAAAGCTTAGACCGTCTTCGTCAAACTCTCCTGTTGCATCTTCTGCTGCTGTGTTGGCAATTACTGAACCATCTTCTCCACTAATGTGGTATGGTGCTGTAGTTGCTGCTCCATAATCATGATCTGTTCCTGCTAGGTCTGCGAGAACAAGTTTGTGTTCATCTCTGATAGATTCCAATCTTGCAGTTTCTCTTAATGCGTTAAGGAAACCACCTGGGTAGTCTTCTAACTGAGATTTCAAAACTGTTTGTCTCCAACCTCTAACTGAACATGTTATGTCAACACTTGTTAGTGTGTGTGTTACTGCTGTAATATCGGACGATATTGATTCTGTGATAGCACCTGCATCTGGAACTGTGATTCTGTAGAATCTTGCAGTACTTTGACCAACTGGAACTGCTTGGAATTGACCAAACTGTCTAATTGGTTTTGCTGTTTTGCTACCTAATTGAACTGAGATACCTGGAGATTGTTTTACACCTGGAATGGTTCCTGATGTAGAAACTGCCTCGTGAACTGAACCTGCTCCATTTGGTTGTTCTAAACCTGTATTGGATTCGATCCATCCCTCTTTGTCAATGATCATTCTTCCATAGCCTGTCTCGAATACTTTTTCAAGGAATTTTGCTGCACTTTCGTCAGTAAATTGTTCTTCTACATAACCTTGTGGTTGTGAAGATTCTGCAACTTCTGATTTTGGTGTCCATGCATCCTTTACAGTTTCGATAACTGCTTTGAGAGTTTTGTCATTGGATTTCTCAATTCTTTCAGCGATGTTTTCAGTTGTATCTTCTTTAGGAGTTGCTTCCTTTGCAGGAGCTTCTTCTTTCTTTGGAGATGCTACTTCAACTTCACCATCAGTCTCGATAGTTACTTTGACTTTTTCCTCGACATTATCTGTGACTTTTTCAGTCTTGATGTCGTCTGTCATAGTTTGATTCTCATCATTGTCTTTAATGGAAGTATTTGGTTCGGTTGCCATAGGTGCTGGGGGTATTGCTGGCTGTATTTGTACTGGAGGTGCTATTAATTTCATAAATGATACTTCTAACGCTCCTAATATCTCTAATGATTTTCTATTAACCTCTTCAGGATCCATATTAGAGTTCTTATCCCTAATTGAATCTGATATCTCTTGTTTTAACCTTGAAGGATCTATAAATCCACCAAATGAATCAAAACCATGATCATCTTCATTTAATATTTTAATATATTGAACATTACTACCCTCTATTACGTGTAAGGTACTTTCAGGTATTCCTGGTGTTCTTACTACTGATAATTCTAATATTTCATTTAGTACAGGAGCGTTTAAACATTTTACTCTCATCTCATCACATAGATGTCTCTGTTCCAATACTGAGGCTCCTATTGATACTTGGAACTGTTCATTTTCTAATATCTTTTGCCATTCAGAATCAAATACTGTAGCTTCATATTTTACCTGTGACTTTTCCTCATCAAACGTAAATACAACATCTCCTATATGTGAATCCTGATTATGTTCTACCCTTAATGGTACATGCTTACCATGAAATTTCTTTAATTCTTCAACATCATAAAATACACCATTACGTGACTCTCTGGGCATTAATGCAATGCCTGCTATACGCTCTGCCATGTTAATGTTCTCCCATGAGTGATATAGAGAAGTATTTATTCATACCCTAACTCCTTAAATTTTGTAATAACTATATCATAGTCTTTCTTTCCCTTAATAATGACACTCTCTACTAATGACTTACTCTTGGTTCCGATTAGTAATGCCTCAGTAACTATACTCTTGGATGCTGAACCTATTATAGTACCGTCCAGTACCGTACTTATTACTCCTTTGTAACTTATTGCAAGGTCCAGATTCTCCGATAGGTTTGCATTAATGGTTATAATCTGATCACCTTGTGGAAGTTTGGTATTACCTCTTACTGATATTGTTCCCTGAATATGATTTATCTCTGGGAATGATAATATCTTCTTCCCTGGAGTGCTTCCTCCTTCAGTTGGTATATAGGTTAGATTATAATCGTCTGAGTAATTTTGATATGTAAACGCCATTAACCAATGTACGTATCACCTGAGAACTTGAATTCTGTCCTCAATGGTCTTCTGGAATCTAATTTAGGAGTCCAAAATACGTGTACCTCCTTTACTTCATCTGCTTTGAGCATTTCAGGAACTTCAAATCTTAGTTCAGGATTAGTATTTTCTATTTTAATATTATGTACTGGCCATTCGGTATCTGTATTCTTTATGAATACAGTATATTTGATAGTCTCTCCTAATGATACCCTTCCTAGATCTAAAGATTCTACTACTGTTTCTGCTGATTTATCTGTGAATATTCTAATCATCTTTAAGACCTCGTATAAAGTTTAATATTTCCTTAGTATTCTTTCGTTTCTCTGCATTATCTAATTCTTCACGTAAATTAACCATCTCTATCAGTTTTTCATTAGACTCTTTATCTTTAATGGAAGTTATTTCTTGTTCTGGTTCTCTGTTATCCACTAACTGATTAGTAGGTGTTACTGATGTGATTGGTGCTTCATCTTCCATATCATCTTGATTGACAGGTATATTAGTATTGGTAATGAGCCATTTTCTTAGTTCAGATCTTCTGATACCGTTATCTCTAAAGGTTGTAATAATATCAGTAATTGTAGCTTCCTGTTTTTGAGGTGTTTCAAAGAATACCTGTATATCTTTTGATTTCACATTCTTTCCTCTCTTTTTAAGAAAAGGTAGGATACAGAACATCTTGATTTGGTTTGCAAGACGTGCCTGTATCCTCTTAACCTTTCTTATTAAGACAGAGTCGGTACTCTCGGATGCTGCTCGTGCTGTGAATCCTGCGTTGAAGAATTGGAGTGGGAATTTAGAACCAGGCTCTAAAAGATCCCTTTGAATGTGTTCAATGTAACCGTCAAACTTGGCATTGCCATTAACCTCAAATGTTTCTACTTTAAATGGTTTATCTGTAACTATCTTCATTCCTGGTTTGGCTTTCTTTAGTGCATCTGCTTGAGTCTTGATGAACTGTTCTCCTGCATCTTCAAACTGGAACATCATTAACGGACTAGCATATGAATGGAATATTTCAGGCATTGCGTGTTCCATCTTCTTCATTTGGATTAATGGAGAGTCATAAACATCACCTGATCTTGGATCTGTATAATCTGCCAATACAGAGTGATGTAAGCCTCTGCCAAATGGCTCTCTTGCTACGTTTGTTAGTTTGAAGTGTATTATATCTTGTGGTTTTAATTTTATATCCTTATCATTAACGTGTTGTAGATAATATGCAATATTTCCCCTTTTATCTCTCACTATACTTGATACTGTCTGTATTGGTATTTCCAGAAACTCTGATCCTGTTGGATCTTTCTCAAATATGAGATTACCTACTCCGATGTAACTGTATAGACCATCTTCTAATGTTTCCATGAAATTGATTTCCTCTAACCATTCGTTTACCATGTCTGCTATGTTTTCTTTCTTTGCAGATACTTTAAGGCCCTTCCCTAATACCATTTGAATGTAAGTTTCGTTTGCTAGGTTTAATCTTGGATCTTTGTTTACTGCATCTAATGTTTCTATAAATGGTCTGTCTGGAGAGAGTTCATTTTCATAATCTGATTGATTTATTTCACTTTTTTGATTAAATGATTCAATTACTTTGATTGTTCCTTCGTATTTCTCTGTTTTGTTTGCTTCTTTGGGTAAAACTGATCCTTTTGGCATAATAACATCGCCATTTCCTCTAATAATAGGAGAAACCATGTGTTTTTGTTGTTATTTGGTCAAAAAGGAAGTAAAATCAATCGAACTCTAAGAATAGTTCATCTGAACCATTAACTCCAATACAAGTTATCCTACTACCTGATATCTTAAGGAGTAATCTTACCTTAGTATTGCCATTTGATACAGGAGTCTTTCCAGTTGAAAACTTCATTGTGAATGTTCCATTGCTGTTTAGTGTCAAGTTTGAATCACTTGAGAATATTAAATCGCCTGATGATGGATCTATTAGTCTGAATGTTCCTGTGAAACTAGATATATCTCTAACAGTTGTGAATGTGTTCTCGTCATATACGGTTCCTGATAGATCATATGTAGCACTATCTGTAAAATCTCCCTGACTCCATGTCTTCTGATCCATTTTGAGATAAAGCACCATGCTTTTATACTATAATTTGGTAAATAAAGAAGTAATGCTTGCATATTATACTCCAGCTCCAGAATACCCTATGATCCGTAACGGACTGATACAGAAACTAGCAGATGAGCATAAATATGAGGTTTGTACTTGGCCTATGCATTATCCTGATGAATTATGTATGAGTTTATTAAGAAATAACACAGATCAAAACGTTATGATATTTGTTGTAATGATGAAAGGTATAACTCCAATCATGACGATTGGTGATCATAAGGCTTTTATTGTTGATTTAGATTTTATTAGCCAATACCAGCCATCGTTCCAGAACCCATCTTATAATAATATAGAGAAAGCAGAAAAGCATCTCCAAGATCGAAGGGATTCTGTTTAGTTTTATTAGTACCACCCTTACTGTTATATTTAATAGTCATTAGTTGAGATTTGAGTTTCTTAAACTTTGGATGAATAACAACCTTTTGAAAGTCTACATGGTTTGCTGCATAATTTAACATCTTCTCACCATATTGATTGAACGCTATTGCTTGTACGTTTAGATGATATTTATCCCTCAAGTCTCTAATCCCTTCAGGCCATGAAGCATCACAAAATACTCGTTTAGTAACGAACCGTTCTGAGATAAGTTTGATTTTGTTTACCATATCTATGTAAGAACCCCTTTCATATGCTTCAGCGAAAATTACTGCTTTATTCCCTTTATGTTTTTGCATAACACATATACCAAACTCACTACTGCCGAATCCAGGATCTAGGCCTATCACTCTATCATTCGTGTCATCTTTTTCCCTCCATTCGTATTCTAATTGGCAACATTCCTCAAGTCCTTCTGGGCTGAATATATCTCCAACGTTCTTACCCCAAACCCCCATATACTCTCTCTCAAAAGATCTAGCTTCACTTGCGTGATCTATGTATTCTTTCGAGAAGATTGAAGTCTTTGTTTTCGGATCTCTTTTAAGACCTGCTTCAACGTAATAGTGATGCCTTTTATAAATTGTCTCTGATTCTGCTTCTTGCATAATGTCGTAGAAAAAACCATTCGGTTCTTCTCCTGCTGTAGATACCCAAATAACCCAAGAATCTGACTTTCCAATATATCTCTCTCCCACGGTTCTAACGACATTATCATCTCTGATTTTGAAAAAGGCTGCTTCATCTCCAAAAAAGACACTAACTTTTGGTTTACCTCTAGCTGAATGGATGTTATTTGACGGATAACATTTGATTCTACTTCCGTTGACTTCCATTTCGTACGCACCATGATCTACGTAACCTAATCCTTTCTTAATTAAAAAGGCTTTCGATCGTCTGATTAAATCCTGTGCCAAATCAACGTTAGGTCCAGTAATTAGCATTGCTTCCTTCCCTGTAAACCATTCATCTGTGAACGACTTCCAAAGAATCCACAATAGGACAAACTCTGTCAATCCAAGTCCTGTTGCTTTGTAAACACAGATACATTTATTATTATCAAGAGATTTTAATATATCGGTTTCATATTCATAACACGGATGATATATACCATCTCTTTCAGGGCCACCATAAGGATAGAATGTATAGTGCCAAAAGCAACAGTCCTCTTCCTTACTTAATGAATTGTAACACCAAAATTCATCTGGAACAAAAGGAATATCCCTCTCAGTTACAGATGATAATAATGCTAGTGTTTCTTTTGCTGCAAGACCTTTAGGAATTGTCTTCCAACTCCTCTTTCTTTGGTAATGCCTTTGGTCTATACTTGTCTCTTTCTCGTTTTAACTTCTTTACCTGTAACGGTAGTGCAGAATCTTGTAACATCTTAAACTTGTCGGTTTTAATCTCGTGACGTAACCTGTATAGTCTGATCAATGTATCCTTGTTTGCATCATCTAGGGAATCACCATTCTCATGCTTAATCAATGTGTCTATACTTGCAACGTCCTGGTCATACCCTTCCATACCCCTTAGGAACTCACCTATATAGGTATCCATTGCATCCTCAGACAGAGTGTTCTCTAATTCCTGTCTTATCTTTACAATATGATACCTCACGCCAAGAGCAGATGTCTTTCCAAACTGTGACATTAGTTTGGTATCTGCGTTTATCTGGTTACTAATCTGATATGCGTTTAATCCAAAATACATCCATTGGTTATATATGTAATTGTGTAACTCTTTGGATTTCTCAGGACTTCTAGGACCAGCCATAAAGTTTATAAATAACATTGATTAATAAACGTTATGGGTAAGGGAGGAGGCTGTGTAGGCGTTAAACCAGGAGTATCATGTTATGTTACACATAATTGGTGTAGTTGGTGTGAGGAATGGAGAATTGGAAAGCCCTTACGATGCCCAGATTGTAACAGAAGAACTCGTGGAAGATCATACTGTTGAGATGTACTATTTGTGAAAGATTAGTAAAGGTAACAAATCCAAATTCTCGTGCTAGTTGGTATGTGTATAAAAAATGTAGAGAGTGTAGATATATTTGTAGTGAGTTTTCACTAAACGGTAATAGATTGGAAGAATGGTGACGTATCTACGTTCTTCCATCCTTCTAGGACGTAATGACTTAAGAGGGCTATCGTGTATGTCTTTGACATCGTTAAATAATCCCTGACAGTCATATATTATATGATGTTCTGTTATATAAATGTTTCTAAATAAAAAAAGAAGGTTAAAACCTATTTTATGTATGGTTTGATGTATGTGGAATAATATGTTTGGGTGGTTAGTTTCCAGTTTTCATATACTATATCACAAAAATCAAAGTATTTTGATGTAATATCTGTAGTTACCATACATTACCACTCAGAACCAACTATTTAAATGTTTCGTTATTCATTAAAATATATTATGTTATGATTGATTAAATTATATGATCATAGTTTTACCTTTTACATACATACCTTTTCACATAAAGCTATACAGATCTGTATACCTGTATTTCCTATCCAGTAAACAAATACTTTAATAGTGTTTTCACATATATTATATCATGATTTACTTATTCATTGCAGGATTGATTCTAGCCTTCCTAATTTACCTCTACTTTACCACTCAGAAAGATGATGTGTTGAGAGCTGATATGGTATGTAAGATATGTGGATTCAGGAAAGGTATGTTAAAATGTCCAAAATGTAGAGATGTTTGGGGAAAGTAATGGAATGTAAGAAAGACATAAATAAGAATTACACTATACAATAATCATGTTAAGTAACAATGAAAAATCAATATTCATTATAGCATACTTTTTAGGCACATCTGATAGGGATATAGCAACAGGTGGAGATCCAGGAGAGTCAAAGGAGGCAGCATATCAGGCCATAGCATATATGTTAGAGGAGTTTGGATTAAACCATAACCAATTATTAGATGCAATCAAATTTACCAAAGAGTTAAACGTGGTATCACAAATAGTAGGTAAGGAAATTTGAGATGCTATCATTGTGATACTATCCTAATAAATAGAGAGTGTCCTAGATGTAAAATTCCACTTGTGAATCCTCAAAACTCCTGGTTCCCAAAGAAGAGGCAAGAAGATTGTTCTCATAGTTTAATTTTTGGTATTAGGTGCGTGGTGTGTGGCGTTAAACGAGAAGGTTAAGTCATACATGATAGAAGCTCTAAAAGAAAAAAACAAAAGGACCAGAAGAACACTTATATTCAAAGCATGGTTAATATCCATTGATGAACCATGATAAAACTTCCATTAAAATGTACTCTATGTTTAGGTGATATGGTAAGGGAACAAATATGGGGTATATGGGCTACCAAATATAAGTGTGAAACATGTGGAGAGGTACTATGGATGGATACAGAGGAATGATAGAGTTCAACCCTACAGATAAGAATGATGCTATACAGTTTATACAGTTACAATTATGGGATTTAATACATTCAGGGGAGATAGACGTATTAGAGGGCAAGGCAATAATAGCCATGCTTGAGGCCTTAAAGGAGTTACGATGACTATACTATGGTTCACTCCACAAGAAGCGGCTGCGATAGCAGCACGTCTATTAGAGGAGGCACTAATTCGCCTAGACTACATGAACAGTAAGGCATTAGAAGTTTGTACTGTATATGGGTTAATGTTATTCTGTCAGTAAACTTTTATATTATGGAATGGAATAACAACTGATGAACGAACTATTACAGGCAATCCCCTTTGTAGTTGTAGCATGTGTTATAGGTGCAGTAGTGGCCTTTATAAAGGGGAAATAAATAAATATAGGGTACAATCTATACTATGTATAATGAGATGCAAACTATGTTATAAAACAGTCAAATCAACTGCTTGTACAGGTAAGCATTGTTGGAAATCACAGCATTGCTTCAAGTGTCATTATATGGGGATTAATTTAAACAGGAGTAGGACCATTCATGTTAAGCAATAGGGAAAAGATAGCCATAATAGAGAGTAACATATTAGGCGAAGTATTACTAATACAACAACAAATGAAACTCACGCCTGACCAATGTGCCGAACTATCTACCAGGGTAACAATAGATTTCTGTCAACAATTTGGATTAATGAAGACTTTACAATTTGACCGTACAATATCAGATGATGTGGTAGCATTTGCGAATGAGTTTGATGTGATTAGTAAGGAGATGTGGAAGGATATTAGACACCCATATAAAGAGGATATGAAAAAGGATAGATAACAGTATGGAACATAAATATATAATGGCATGTGAGCATGTGTTAGAGGAGTACGCAGAAGCAGATAGTCATGAATTCCCTGATTTGTTGTGCAGGGTATGCATAGAAGAATGGATTGAAAACAACTACCCAGCAAAGGCCATACATGCAGTTTGTATTAATTGTGTAAAGTCCAAGTGTAGTAAGAAGGCATAACCAATAGGATTAAATACTACTATAGCATAAGATAAGGTATGATTAAAATTGGTTTAGAGTCGTTAACTGATTCACATGTATGGTATATTGACGATCTCAAAAAAGATAGAATAGTGCAATTCTTGTTAGATATTCAAGAAGAAGAATAATTTTCGGGAATTCTCTCGCACTTTTAAAAAGGACTTTTTTTTCTCCTATATAA